TATTACTTCGTTAGAACCTACAACTTCGCATTCATCATAGATTTCTGCGCCGGATGGTTTCCTTGCATAGATTCTTGCATGTTCTGTTCCATCCAGAGTGATGTCTTCCAGTATAAAACGAAATGTCCTTGCCGTATCTCCCTGTACTACAGGAATCCTTCTACAAAATGTACTATTCTGCATCCTCAGTCTTATTATCTTTTCTGCTTTCATTGAGATCTCCTCCGTTTTCTACTTTTACACCAGCTCCAATAACTGTAATTTGTGGTTCCTCTCCTTTTCCTCGTGCCTCTCCGCTATTCATTATTTATCACCTCATTAGAAATTCTGCGTTCTCGTGCTCCAGCTTTTGATTGCACCATTTGAAACATTTACTTTTACCCAGTCTACGCTGGTTATACCGCCATTCGCCCAGGACAAACCACTTATGACTTCGAACGTTCCATTGGCTACTGAATTTGATGGTATTGATGTAATCAGTCCGCTTTCCACCCCGATTCTTACTCCTCCGGCGAGGAAATCACCATTGGGCATATTCCGTATCCATACAGGTCCGCCATGCTTACGGCTGAGCCATTCTTCTGCATTCCCTTTCCCATCAACTGTAAAAAGTCCGGTATAACCATTTTCACCGATAAATACCGATCGTCCTTCTTCTGTCGCAGTATCGCTTCGCTTTACACTTAATCGGACCTGATCACCGGCATCTCCCATAAGTTCAATTCCCTTACGCTTTTTATCTGTAGTGAGGAACGATCGTAAACTCCCGACATAATTTCCGTCATCATCCCATGCATATAGATTTATTTTGTTATCAAATATATCCATCGATTTCACACCATTGGATGCATATTGTTGAAAACGTCCAGACATCTGGATATCACCGGTTTCCAAGTTCCACCAGTTCCGTCCTGTTTTGTCGGACAGTATTCCCGCCACGATCGTACTTGCTATAATTCCACTCGCTGTGATTGCAGTCGTCCAATCCCATCCGCGCCCGTCTGCAGTACGTGTCTTTGAAATTTCCAATCCCTGTGTTCCCATTGCCATCGCACCATACAATGGACTATTTTCATCCAAATCTTCAAATAGCACAGCTCTCACCGTCATTCGCTTTGCAACACTTTGTTGACACTTCAGCTGCGTCTGCATAGCATCCAGAACCCCTGAAATCTTATCAGCCATCAATGTTCCATTACTTCTGAACACCGAAGCAATTCTTTCTATCGTGCTTGTCATCTGTTTAATGAAATTCGTCTGATAATCTCCAAGCGTTACAGAATCCACTGTATCGCGAATGCAATCCCAAACCATTCTTATACATCTTGCTTCTGTTGTAATATCTAATTTGGTGTTATAGCATTTCACAGTATCGCCTAAACTGATTTTAACTAAATCCGAAAAATCTTTATACTCTTCTGTATTTTCCAAATCAATAACCGATACCTTTATACTTACTTCCGGAAGATCTATCCCTGCAGAAAATTGTTCTTCACATCTGGTTGTAAGCGCCTGATCCATCTCTTCTTGAGACTTGCAAAGAATAGTGCCGTTCTCTTCATCATCCTCCTGAGAATCTTCTTCCATCTTCACATCTTCAAATCGAATTTCCTTTGTATAAACCTTAGCATACTTATCAATATTTGCAGAATCTACATATCCGCTATTCCCGCCGATCGTGTATCCGTTGTAAGCAACCGGTACAATTCTGGTTACAACATTCTCCATACTGATCTCGCACTGGATTCCGTCCATGTTTTTGCAATACCGGACCTCTGCTCCATAATCACCGCCAACACGCTCATTTACAATCACCTTATAATTGTCATATAGAATTTCTCCGCCCCACCTCTGGATAAATGTTGGTGAGTCCTCTCCGTTTAACGCATCCATCATATTGCGGCGCTCAAAATATGCCGTACTTGTTCTGGTAATATTGGATTCTGCAGAGTATTTATTTCCGGCAAGCATAATGTTCAATGCTTCTTGTCCGTTTTTATCGGTCGGCCGGCTATCTGTCAAAAACTGATCATCTCCGGAATCCCAGAAAATCGGATACGCTACTGCAGTAATTTCCGAATCATCCTGATCAACCGTACTCACCCGATCGATCCGGAACAGTTGTTTTTTCCCCATAAATGTCGGAACGGCAATCACGGCTTCCTCCTCAATGTATTTCCATCGACCTTCGTCATCAATGGGATGTGTCATATTAAGCACCCAGGTGCCGTTCAGTTCTGCAGATACTGTACATTCCTCCGGAAACAATGTTTCATCTCCATTGTGTTCAAAGTCTGTATTCTGACTATCATAAATTTGTATCATAGTCGCACTCCCCATTTCGGTATAACTTCTGCGGTAAATCCGGAACTCACAGATATCTCATTCAACCCTTCCTGCAGATACAGATCTTCATAATCTCCTGTGATTGCCGTATTATTCAATACGCCATCTTTCCGGTATGCCTGCATGAGATCCGCATTGATCAGAAGATTCTGTCCGACATTTGCCGAAACTTCTTTTCCGTTCACTGTGATCTTGCAAACTCCTTCACCTGATATCTTAAAGATCGGATGTGATTCTGACCACGGATTATATAGTCGAAGCGTTCCACTAATTGGAACCGATACATCTCCTTCCTGAAGATACATAACCGGATCACAGGTAAATGTTACTGTCACATTTCCAAATATCCCGTATTTCTTTTTAATATCGTCTATACTTACCTTTTTAACCAGAAAATAATATTCTTCCATATCCGTATACACTATCCGACCGGTGCTCATAAGGAACTTCCGGATCTCCAACATTTTTAATTCATGCTCATTCCTATCTGCAGCACGAAATTCTATTTCATTTTCAATTGTCGTATCAGAATATTCACCGGTTCTTCTGGTCAGTGTACCGACACGACCCGGGACCTCGATACTATCAATCTTCTCTGTTCCAAAATCAAATACCGGATAACTTAAGAAATGGATACCATAATCCAATGTGGCACCCATTTCATTTTCAAATCCATATCTTTTATTCACTATTTTTTCACGCCTTTCGACTTCTCATAGTCTTTTTTATCACCATCTATTTTCTTGATGACCGCTTTTGTTGTCTTGGTGACAAGAGGTTTTCCATCTACCGCAAAAGTATTGTTGATCACAATCGGTGTTCCTGAATCATCTCCACTATCATCCGGTTTTCTGCCATCAGATCCTTCCAGATCAATCTGTCTGTTAATCTTCTGTACCGTATTGTCCTCAGGTCTCGAAGATAATGCGAAATTTACGGATTTCTGCAATCCTGCAACAGCCTTTTGCGCTCCTATATTCATAGATCTGATTGGAATATTCTTTTCAAATCCTGCTCCCATACCGAGAGCCATCATCTTTCCAACCTGATCTCGGAATACTCGCGAAGGCGAATGAATACCAAGTGCATTTTTTGCCGCCTTTAATGCCTTATTCGCAGCAGATCTTGCTGCATCCATAATCACTCCCGCAGCCCCTGCCAATCCACTTGCTATTCCTTTTACGATATTTAAACCAACACTTCCCCAATTTACATTAGAAAATGCGCTCTTGATCTGCCTGATCATACTTGGAATTTTTCCAATCAGTGCCGGTATTCCTTGTACTAATCCAACAGCAAGCTTTGAGATAATCTGTACACCTGTCGTAAGAATCTGCGGTAAATTGGTTATAATTGTCGATACTAATTTCCCTATAATAACCGGAGCCTTAGATGCCACGATAGGAATAGAATTAGCAATTCCTTCCGCAAGTCCCTGCATTAATTTAAGTCCCGATGAAATCAGCTGTGGTAAATTGCTCACTAAAGACGTAACTAATGTGACTATCATCTGCACCGCACATGGTATTAATTGTGGTAATTGTGCTGCCAGACTGCTCGTCAATGTGGATATAATACTTACTCCGGCAGTAATCAGTGCCGGCAGATTAACCGTAATCGCATTAAGAATTTCCATGATCAGCGTTGCGCCCTGACTGATTAATCCAGGTAATGCTGCAGTAATTCCATTTGCGAAATTCGTAATTACTTCTGGTCCTTTGGTCTGTACAAGCAATAACAACTGATCAATCTGTGTACCGAACTGACTGTAAATTAATCCCATGCCGGCAACAATGATTGCAGCTCCTGCACCGATGTTGATCAGTTTAAAAAATGCAGGGGCGAAGGATGCTACTCTTGATAATATTGGTGTGAACGCATCTCCTATCACACCGGCATAACCAGATATCTGTGATCCAAGACTACTGAATGTTTTCGTTATTCCCGGGAACTCCTTTTTAAAAGATGGTCCCATGTTTTTTACAATACCAACTACATTTCCTACGGAACCAGATACTGCACCGGTCAGCTTTCCTCCTGGACCATTCGTCCACATCTCAGCCATACCCGCTCCAAGGTCAGCAAAAGATGGCGCAATCTTCCCTTTTAAGTCAGAAAAAGGAAGAATAATTGCATTCCCGAGGTTCTTAAGAACATTTCCTGTAGACTTCAAGGAATCTGCAGCACCTTTTGCACTCTTAGGAAGTTTTCCAATGGATGAAGTAATTCCGTCTACAATCCCGTCAAAACCTTCCGTAGCAGTTTTTACATTTTCAATTCCTTTTCCGAATACGGATAACGCCGGAGCTGATCCGGCAATTACAACTGCCATTTTTCCGAGATTCAACAGTTGATCACTGTTCATCCTCTTTAGCTCATTAGCTAATTTTGAAATGCTATCAGTGAAACCTTTTACTTGTGGAACGGCACCGCCAATCTTTCCGGCAAGTGCGCTAACAACGTCCATCCCCGTCTTTCCTAATCTTGGGATGATCTGCCCCAAATTTTTAAAGATATTCTGCGCCGCAGTCCAAAAGGTATCTACAAGGTCGTTTGCACTTATAACTCCAGCTTCAAAGTTTTCCCAAGCTGCTTTAGCGGAATTAACGGAACCTTCAATTGTAGTTGCTGCTTCTTTCGAAGTAGTCCCGGTGATTCCCATCTGCTTTTGCACAACGCTGATGGCATTTACAATATTTCCGAAGGATAAGCTACTGGCATCAACTGTAACACCGAGCTCTTTCTGTACATCAGTCATCTTTGACGCATCAGAAATGAGACGTTTCATCTCTTCCTGAGTACCGCCATACCCAAGCTTTAAGTTATCAAGCATGGTATAGTTCTGCTTTGCAAACCCCTGATAAGCGTTTTGGATGTCACGCATGTTCGTGCCCATCTTATTTGCATTATCAGACATGTCCACGATAGCCCTGTTTGCATAAGACGCTGCTTTCGCAGTGTCTCCACCAAGACTCTGTAACAGCGATGCTGAAAAGCTTGTCACTGTTTCCATGTAGTTATTTGCAGACATTCCCGCAGTCTTATATGCCTTATTTGCGTTTGCTATGACCGTATTCGCACTGTCTTTGAATAGAGTCTCTACACCACCTACCTGTTGCTCCATGTTGGCAACTACACCGAGTGATGATTTTATAATTGCTGCAGCTCCGGTTCCGACTGCAGCAATTGCTCCTGTCATTGTCTTACTGACTATTGATAGTCCCGATTTGCCAAGACTTCCAAGTTTACTTATACCATCATTGAAGCCTTTTTCATTTATCTTGGTATCAAAATTTAAATAGCCGTCTGCCATATACTATCATCCTTTCCGATAGCACGGCTCAACGGCTCACATGTGCTTTATATCTTTATTTTTACTTCTCTCCTGCACTCCCGACAATTAATAAACACACCATCGCACTTGGCTGTATCATTAAAAATCAATAGTTTCTTACCACAATAAGGACACCTATACCACTTGCGTTCTGTCGGGATTTTAATTGCACTTTTTCTCATGCAAACATATCTCCTATCTCATAATCAGTCATTTTCCTGCGACTCTTCTTCAGCTCTATTGCTCGCTGAATCTTTTCAATTCTCTTTCTCTCGTCCTTATCTTTAATACTTCTCGGATCTATACTTCGGTACATAATACGCTGCTTGATTTCTGTATGCTCTGGAAGTCCCGCGAATAACGCCTGAAACTCCCACCAATGCATATAGGGAATCGTCTGCAGATTAATGTTGTAAGCTTCCCTGAATGCGCTATAAATGCATCCTGCATCTTGTTTAAATGAATAAACCTGCTTTGGTGCCGGCGCTGAATTGTCATTTTCTTCATTATCCTCTTTATTCATCGTCAAGAAATCTCCCAAAGCATATACTGCTGCTTCGATATCATCCGGTATTCCATCTACATACCACTGTAATAACAGTTGACATTTTATTTTCCAAGGAACCTCGTCATCATCAACCAATTGTATAAAACGAATCCATTCTCTAAAATCTGTTTCAATTAAAAAGCTTTTTCCATTTACTCTGACTGTTTCCGGAAATTCTTCGAATAAAATGTTCATAGCACCCTACCTATTGTAATGCTGTTTTCTTTTCTTTCCCTGCTGTTTATCGTAATGGCGTCTCTGCTGTCTGTTTCCATGTTGCTGGACATTACCATGCTGCTGGACATTATATTGATCATATTTTTCAAAGAAGTTTTCAACCTGTTTATTCTCACATTCAGAAAGCTTTTCACCTGCTTCCAAACATAATTTGTAGCTTGTTCTTCCATGAAACATGGCTTCATGCGTACCTGCTCCAAAAAGCGTATCAAAAAAGTTGAAATAGCACTGACATTGTGCTTTAAATATTTCTGCTGTTTTTCCTGTCCTAGGGACCTTAGACACGTCTTCTTCCAATTTTTCTTGCGCATATTCCAAGTCAGTTAAAAAATCTACATCCGTAAAATCCACTTCTGTTTCAAAATCTCCAAATTTAAAAAGGCTCATCGGCTCACTCTCCTATTTTTTACTCTGTTGCAAATGTACATGTACGCCAACCATCTGTTGTTGTGGCGGTTCCTTTAATGATTTCTCCAGCTGCTTTCAAGCTTCCTTTGTAAATTAATGCATCTGTTCCATCACCTTCAGTATCCGGGATTACACTCCAGTCACGTTTTCTTGCTGTACAAGTATTTGCATCATCTGCTTTTGTTTCGAACAAATCTACCATCACTACCGTAACCTGTGCATCTGATCCCAAGAGCTCATCGTCTGTTACTTTTGCAATTTTTTCCTGTACCAGATCATTTGTATAACGGTCAAACTCATAATCAATAGATGGTGCGTATCCTACAACATCTGATCTTTCCGAAGATTCATCTACATACTGGCGACTATATTCACTCGAGTTTTTTCCTTCAGACATTGATGTAAATCCCGTCATTCTGGTATATGTCGTTCCCTCACCAGTTACATCCATAAACGCAACACGCTTATGTCTGCCTACTAATTTCTTTTTATTTGTATCTCCTGCCATGATACAACCTCCTATCTATATATCACTCTGCAAATCATCTGATATCGTCCCAGATCAGCCTCTGTACTAAATAAATAGCCGGACTGCAACACTTCTACTCTGATAGCATCATGTCCGTCCAGCTCCGGGAAAACATCATTCATGTTATTACTTTCAACCCACTCTTCAAAAGCCTGGTAAAAGCCACTGTTGGCGATACCTGTTCTGGCATCACCATCATAGGCTTCCTTGCTTGTAAATGCGAATTGAAACTGCTTCAGGCAGGTTCCATCTGTGTATCTCTTGTAGACGGGATCCGCCCCAATTGGATCAATGGAATATTCCATTCCATCACCCAGATAATCAATATTTATCTTCCGATCATCAATATCCGGATTCAGCATCACATAATCCCGGATACTCTGAATAACCGGTTTTTTACTCTCTTGCAATCTTCTCTGCTCCTTTCAGGATT